TCTGTAAGAACGATTGGCGTTTTCATAGTGAAACTTTGACCGCCTGTGGTATCACCGGCTGCACCGTTCCATTCAAAAATACCATATGATGTGCCGCGAGTATCAACCCACCATGCACCGTCATCCGGCTCACTACCTGGCTCAACTGGTGTGCCTTCTAGTTCGCTTAGATTTACATCAGCACGTACAATGAATGCACTTGCACTTACACCTAAGTAACTGTACGCAGCCAACAAACCGTATTCATTGCGTTCACTACCATGGATTGGTGTGTTGCTAGGTGTCTTTTCAAAGAAAGGTACACCAAACAAATCGCCTACGTCTTTCTGACTTGTTAATCTAAATGCCTTACCAGCATTTGCTTTTGTTGTTGCAGTAGCAGTACCTGTGCCTGCTCCATTGCTCTTATCTTGACCTGTGGCTACAACGATAAGAGGAGTCGTACCAGGTTCAGCTGGTGTATAAAAGCTCTCATCAATTATCGTAACTTGTACGCCTGGGGAAACTAGTGCCATATCGTTATCTCCTGAGTTAGTTCTCTCATAATATTTAGCGTAGTCTAGGAAAAATGGCTACTTATACATATCGAAAAGGGGCAGGAAAGGTGCGGTTTGTTTAAATAATACAATGAGACCACTTTGTAAATGCGGTTCTAGACCTCGTGCAGTGAACTATAAAAAGAATGGTAGGATTTACTACAGGAGTCTCTGTGAGATCTGTATGGCCCACGGAGTTAATCATGGGATACCACGCTGGTTTAGAGCAGGGTATCGTATGAAACTACAATGTGATCGATGTGGATTTAAAAGCGTTCATAAAGAACCGTTTAGGGTTTTTCATGTGGACGGCAATCTCGATAACTGCCGGCTTGCCAACCTAAAAACTGTATGTGCTAATTGTGCTCAGGTGTTAGCCAAGGACGGAGTTAGCTGGAAGCAGGGCGATCTCGTTGCTGACTATTAGAGCAGCTTGTTTATATAAGTTGTCAATAGTATGATTATTATCTAGGATGCTATCAAAGTCTGTTCCTACCCAAGCCGTTTCGCTGGCATGAATCTTACGCATTTTTAAATCCTGTACTGCATAGTTGTGACCTGCATTAGCATCTAGGGCTGTTTGGTACCAATCAGGTAAGTTGCCACGCTGTACCCAGATAATTTTACCACCGGCATCTCGTATACTTTGTATTTCGTTGGGAAAGCGGCAGTCGCTAATTACCACATTATCTTTGCTGGAACGAAGTTTATTTTCTAGGCTGGCGATCCAGATGTCGTCATGAAATGCTCGACGGCATACTTCTGTACCCCAGTATTGTAGTACCCATCTAGGAGTTAGTGTAGGCATTGCTAGTCGTTCTGCCCACCATGGATCTACTTGTTCACGCCACTCACGAGCTTCTTTTGTACGCCCTTCAAGCATGGTGCGGTCCCACCCAAACACTGCTGCCACTGCATCTTTAAGTGTGTTGGCAAATGACTCTCGTCTAAATTCGTGGAAGTTAACAAGGTAATCAGCAACTGTGTCTTTGCCGCTGCCGATGAATCCGCATATTCCTATAATCATAAATGTCTCCTATAAGACAAGTATACTATAGAATAACTACAAGGTCAACTCTGGTTAACCAATTATGAAGCTGTAGCCAGAACCACCCGACACCAGAGTTTCTAGTTCTTTAGTCAATCTTTCTAGATCTGTTTGTGCTTCAGCTTTCATGGCCGCACCGTTTAGACTTGAGCCGCCTTGTGGGCCTGCAATTTGAGCAAACTTTTCACGAGCTTGTCCTAGCATCATTTTGCAATTGGCTAGGCTGTAGTCTTTGACCCATTGCCCTGCATAGGTATCGTTGATGATGCCAAAGTCCGGACGAGTATTATACACCCATAGCATTACTTCTTCTTCACCACGAGGACGCTGTTGGATGATCAACTTGCGATGAGTTGGGTGCCATGTGAAGTTGATAAAACTACCAAACATCTTACCTACTAGTTCTTGATACTGACTAAACAATTCGTAAGTTAGTAGGCCGCCCATATTTGTTGATGATAACAAATAGGTGTTTGTATAGGCCATGTTGAACGGTTCAAATACCGTACCACCTGAGCCGTTGCCACTTCTTGAACCAACTGATCTACGGAATATCTGGCGCACCTGTTGAATTTCTTTTGGAAGAATATACTCATTAGTATCGGGCAACAGGGTCATAAACGCATAACTTTCTTCAACTGCATTATCGCTTCGTTGTCGAAAAACAGCTAGACTGCGAGTCAGTGCAATTTCGTAATGTTGCGGGTCTAGTTCAATATCGATCATGCCGTCACCCAGCATGAGTTTACAGTAGTCGTAGACTTCTTTTTTGGCTTGATCTATTTGGTTCATACAGCTATTTATCGGCGGCGGTAAATATACTACTATGCCAAGACTCAGCTTATATCGCCCAGAAAAGGGTAACGATTACAAATTCATTGACAAAACCGTTTGGGAAATGTTCCAAGTTGGCGGTACTGATGTGCTGGTTCACAAATATATCGGACCCGGAGCTGCCACTCAGGGAGATACTCCGAGTACTCCAAACTACGGTGATTCTAACGAAACACAGATTCAAGATCTGTTGTTTTTAGAAAACCGTGATCGCAAGTACGATCCAGACATTTATCTGTTGCGTGGAGTTTATAATCTAGCAGACATAGATTTTAATCTAAGTCAATTTGGCTTGTTTTTGCAAAACGATACAATCTTTATGACCTTCCATATCAACGATACTGTGGAAAAGATAGGTCGTAAGATCATGAGCGGTGATGTTATTGAACTGCCTCACTTGAAAGACGAACATGCTTTAAACAATTTGCAATTTGCTCTCAAGCGATTCTATGTTGTTGAAGAAGTTAATAGAGCAGCAGAAGGATTTTCAGTAACTTGGTATCCGCATTTGTATCGTGCAAAATGTAAACCACTGGTTGACAGTCAAGAGTTTAAACAGATACTGGACGGTGTTGCAGAGGAAGGCAGTAACACCACACTGCGCGATATCATGTCAACCTATGAAAAAGAAATGCAAATCACTGCTGCAATACTTGATCAAGCAGAAGCGGATGCGCCAAAGAGTGGATTTGATACTACACAGTTTTATCACTTGCAAAAAGGTCCTGATGGTAATCCTCAACTGATCAGTGCTGATCTAGAAACAACTTTTATCACAGACAATCAACCGCAGGCCACTGATGAGAATGGTGCTCCGTTGTTTGACACTGAAGGTAATCCCGTATATGCTGGAGTTACTGCCGATCAAACTTATAGAAGTATTGAGCGTGGCGGGTACGGAGAAATAAACGGCAATACCGATACTTGGTTGTCTGATGCCATCCCGGCCAACGGTGCTAGATTCACCGCAGGCATTGCATTTCCAACAACACCACAAGAAGGCCAATTTTGTTTGAGAACAGATTACCTACCTACTCGACTGTTTAGATACAGCGGTACACGATGGATCAAGATTGAGGACAATGTAAGAATGACCATGAACAACCTAGGTGCTAGCGATGTTGGTACCGGCGATAGATTTGTTGGTAAAGATGTTAGACAAACACAAAAAGCAGACTTTGTTAATAATGCAAAAACTGCAACCATTAATGGTAAAGTAGTTAAAGAGCGCCAGAGCTTGAGTAAAGCTCTTAGACCAGAGGCAGACGAATAATGGATTTCTTTTATGATGGACAGATACGCAGATATGTAACACAGTTCATGCGGGTGTTTATTGGATTTAAATATCAAGCGGGTGACAAAGAAGAACGATTAGTTCCTGTTATGTATGGTGACCTAACTAGGCAAGTGGCCAGTATCATCAAAGATAACAGTGAAAACAAAATGCCCACAGTTCCCCGCATTTCCTGTTATATCACAGGATTAGAATTAGACACTAGTAGATTAGCAGACAGCACATTTGTCAGTAAGGTAAATGTACGAGAACGCACCTATGAAGATGTTGCAGGGCAACGAGTGTATGGCAACGAACAAGGAGCAGGTTATACAGTTGAACGATTAATGCCAACTCCTTTTAAATTAAAAGTCAAGGCAGATGTGTGGACATCAAATACAGATCAAAAACTGCAATTGCTTGAGCAAATATTAATTTTATTCAATCCCAGTCTTGAAGTTCAGACCACAGACAACTATGTTGACTGGACCAGTCTCAGTGTAATCTATCTTACCAGTACCAATTTTAGTTCTAGGTCAATACCACAAGGTACAGACACCGATATAGACATTGCCAGTTTAGAATTTGAAATGCCTATATACATCAGTCCCCCTACCAAAGTCAAGAAGCTAGGTGTTGTTCGTGCAGTTATCAACAACATGTTTACCAATACAGGCGATGCAGTTAACATCAACAACTTGATTTACAATGACGGAGATGTTCAAACCGCCATTGAATACAAACGCTATGGCATTGTTATGCTAAAGGCAGACAACGGAGTGGCTGGTGATTATAATATCAGTATTGTAGATGTTGGACAAGCAGTAATCGATGCCGGACTAGATTTACCTCCTGAAAAGATTGGCAAGAAATTAGATTGGCAATTGGTACTAGATCAGTATGGTGGTTATAAAGAAGGTGTTAGTAGAATTACATTTAAACAACCGAACGGGGGAGAACTAGTTGGCTCTATTGCTGTCAATCCTGTAGATCCTACGCTATTGGTTGTGTCTATGGATATGGATACTGTTCCGGGCAACACATTGATTGCCACAGGCAGATATCCTGACAACACAGTTTATACCAGTGTGCGTTCAGCCAGCAAAGGCACCATAGATGCTATCATTAATCCCTATAACTTTAATCCCTTAACTACCTACGGAACAAAGGCAAACTACCCCGTAGGGTTGAGATATCTAATGTTAGATGATTTAAACATGTTCCTTGCACCAACTCGAGCGGCCAGCATTGCTACTAATATTATTGACACTGACATAGATTACTACAGAATTGTTAGACCCGATCAACGACAAAAAGCCAGTGCATCTAACTTACCAAGAAGTTACAGTAACATCTTTCAAACCAAAGTGTATGTTAACGGCGTTGAAGTAGGATTTACAGAAGTTGAAGATGGTGGATTATTTGAAACTTTTTCGTCAACTAGTTATCGAACAGTGTCAGGCAAGTATAAAATACGACTAAATGAATTTCCTCCGCTAGAAGACAGCAATGGCGATGCCAGCATTATAAAATATACCATTGAGAAATATACCTACCCAGACTGGTTCTCAGAAGGTGATGATCCCGATACCGAAACTGTTGAAACTGATGTGTATTTGCCAGGTAAGCCAGAGCGTAGTTCAGGACCAACAGCTTGGAAAAATCTAGACGATTCAGATACCTACATCAAGGCTAACAGCATTATTGAATGGAACGGCAGTCGTTGGGTCAGTGTTTTTGATCCCGAGGAAGTCACAACCAATCTCTATATTACCAATCTACGAACTGGTATACAATATAAGTGGGACGGAGTTCAATGGTTAAAATCCTTTGAGGGCGAATACTTGCCAGGATCTTGGAGATTGACTCTAAATCCTTAATAAGTACTGGATGCAACAACGAGCCGGCTTATTATTTCTAGCAAAGACCTCAGGAAGAATTCTGCTTATTCTTCAAGATGAGAAGTGGACTGTGCCCACCTTTGCTAGATCTGCATCCTTGTTAGAAGATGCAGAGGTGTTGCTTAAAGATTATCACTCAGGTAGAATACTGCCTATTGAGTTATACCTCAGCGAAGATCGTGGATTTGAATATGGGACTTATGTTTGTTTAGTTGCTGACGAGTTTTTAACGCAGGCTGTGCCTACACTAGCATGGTGCAGCCTAGATTATCTTCCTAAACAATTACACGGTGGCCTTAAAACCACATTAAATAATCAGCTAATACGCACAAAAATTGATACTATAATGGAGTTAGAAAATGCTGCCAACTTTGGAAAACAGTGAAAAGTTTAAAACTGAATTTAATAGTTTTAGAGAAAGAATTGCTCAGATAACCAACGAGCAGGTTAAAACTGATCTTAACAAAAAATTAACTGAGCTGTTAAGAGAAGTTCGTGCCATTGATCAACAGCATGTTAACATGTTTATGAGCAAAGAGCTGTCAAACATGATTCCAGAGTCGAGATCCAAGCTGGCCGAAGTAAGAACTTATATTATAAATCGACTAGGCGATTGGGATCGTTCAACCCAACCCTAATTAGACCACTGCAAAGTCTTTGATTGAAATGCCGCCCACCATTGGTGCGTGTGCAGAGCATTGATATCTATATGTTCCGCTGATACTTTGAGGAATCTTCCAATATAATGTTCCTGAAGTTTTTCCTTGGGCGCTTGATCCGGTGGTCACTACGCCAGCTGTAGTAATATGAGTTAATCCTGTGTCGTAATTGGTACCTGCGCCGTTTTGTATTAAAAACGGATGCCCTGACACATTGAGATTAAATGCTATAGTAGTTCCACTAATTGCATACACAGTGGGGTTATTACCCGAATACTGGTCAAACAAATATGCTGATGCTCCGCTGTTGGTAACGGCTAACATTGTAATAGCCGGCAAATAAATCTTGTCTACTGTTAGCCCAGCAGCATCCGACAGTCCAGTAAATGCTGTAGCACCTGCTGACACAGTATTAGTAATTGTAACAGTGTCTGTGCTGGCATCGGTAGTGATTGAAATGCCAGTACCTGCTACCAAAGTCAATGTATCTGTGGCAGAATCTGCCACCACTGAACTTTGTCCGGCTACCGCTATTGTGGCAAAACTGTCCGATGATGATCCGCCAGCAACTGCGGCCCACGAGTTATCGCCACGAAGATAAGTGCTGGCGCTGGCTGTGCCTGTGGCTCCTATACGACCTATTGGCACAGTACCTGAAGTTAATTGTGTAGCATTAAGTGCTGTTAAGTTAACGCCTGATATTGCAGGCAGTGTGGCTGGAAATCTTGCATCAGGCACAGTACCCGAAGTTAATTGTGTAGCATTGAGTGCTGTTAAGTTAACACCTGATGTTGCAGGCAATGTGGCTGGGAATCTTGCGTTAGGTATGGTGCCTGAAGTTAATTCAGTGGCATTTAACGCAGTTATCAAACTGCCATCACCACTGAAGCTGGTAGCAGTTAATAATCCAGCATCTGATACGCTGGCTGAACTGACCTGTATGATTGTACCTGTTGCACCGTCGTAACGCACAATCCTGTTGTCTACATAGCTGCCACCTGCACTTAGCACATCACCGGATCCTGCTCCCGAAGCACCTGTTGGACCAGTAGGTCCTTGGGGTCCTGGTACTCCTACAGCACTAGTGGATTGTCTTGAACCATCTGCAAATACAATTTCATTGCCTACTACAACATCTGATTCAAAACTGACTAATGGAGTTATAATGATAGCGGCACTATCTATGGTGTCTATGGTATTAGCTGCAAAGGTAATGTTTCCTGTGCTAGCCGTTCCTGTAATAGTAATAGTGTCTGTGCTGGCATTTGTGGTCAATGTGATACCAACTCCGGCAGTCAATGTTAATGTATCTGATGTAGTGTCTGCCACTACCGAGCTTTGTCCAGCTATGGCAATTGTGCTAAATGTATTGGGTAAACTGCTTTCTGCAGCCACTGGTACCCAGGCACTGGCGTGAGCGTAATATAGTTTGCCTGTGTCATGTGCATGAGCTACCATACCGTGATAGTCCGTTGCTGGAACTTCTGCGGTAAGATCAGCCAGTGTGTCCCAATGAAATCTTATACGATTTTTTTGTCCTGTGATATCTATGACTCCCGATAACACCAAAGTATTACTAGAATCATCTAACCATGTTAGTTCATCTAAGTCGTTGACTTGAGAACCATTTGTAGGATAGTAAGCCAGTCGGCCGGCAACTCCTGTTTGTACACCACCACTTCCTCCACCAACACCTGCTGCTGCTGCTTTGGCAGCAAATGTTGAATTATCAATATTGGTTAGATCTGTCTTCGCAAGTTTGTAGCCGCCCGTAACAACACCATCATACAACCGTAGTGTATTAGTTACTTGATCAAAAAATATTTCACCACGGACACCTAATTTTCTATCTAGAAAATCACTTGCTCTCGGAATTATTCTTAAGCTATTATTAATTGACATTGATTTTACTTAAACCAAATTGACATCTGACCGGTGTTGCCAGTAGTGCCAGCACTATCCCCTCTGTACCAACCTCTGTAGGTATATCCAGTTGAACCTTTTCCTAATGTGGTAGCTGTGATCCAACCTTGTGTTCCTATGTCAGGACTAAAAATCTGTGGACTAGGTGCATAACTAGGATGTCCCGAACCAGCGTGAACACTTGGAAAAAATGGACCACCATCAAAGGAGGTGTTGCCAGCTGGATTACTGCTTGTACCAGCCCCGTAGCCAGAAGGATAAGAATCGCCCCAACTATTGCTCAGTGTTGCTGTTTTTAAATACTTTTGTACAGTAGCGACATCTCCCTTAAGCCCTACCACATTCACAGACGATCCTTTTTCAGTGGTTGCATCTGTAGCTGTGTTAAAATAATAAGAATGATTTCTAAAAGTCAATTCTTTAGGGGACGGTATATCTATTCTGTAGACATAGGTATAAGTGTCAACTCCGCCACTTGTGGGATTTCCGCCTGCTGCCCAAATACTGGTAGTGGATGCACGACCTAGTTTAACTGCTGTCTGTTGTCCACCGTTAGGTGTTACTAGACCGTTGGTTGATGCTCTGCTAAAGGGATTATATTCAAACTGCATACCGTCATGATTTAAATTTGGCATTAGTTGGTTAGCAGAGGACTCACCTGTAGTACTTACGAACCCGTAGGCTATTAACATATATCCACCGCCATCATAGTTCATGTCACAGTAGACCAATGTGGGAATTGGCATTTCTTCTGTTTTAATCCAGTACATGCCGTTGGTTGTTGTACCTGTTTGTGCTTTGATTGATCTAGCTGTACGGCCAGCTGTAGCGGCTGTTAGGCCGTCACCTGGTGCATTGATCACTGGCTTCCAAGCGGTTCCGTCGTAGACTTCAATCCATCCTATAGTAGTATTGCCTCGAATCATTCCTGTTGCTGGAATCGCAGGCCGCTGCGCTGTAGTTCCCACAGGAAACCCTAGGCTCTGTGAATCTGTAATCGTTAAATTTTTAAAAATTGCCATTGTTGTTTACCTTATCTTACCCAAAAATAACCCGGATTTGTATTACTAGGACTAAAAGAGTTTGGACCACCGTAAATGCCGTTACCGCCATTCGGGTATCCGTATAGAATACGATATGTGCCGTATAAACTAGTTTGAATACTTGAAGGATTCGAATGCATGTCGAATATTTTGTAATTGTTATCATACGGACGGAAATGATCGTCAGTAGCACTTGCTGGATATTCCCACTGATATGGCCAATAGTGGCTAATTCTAAAAGTCTTATAACTCACATCAGCATCACTACCGCTGTTATCAGAACCAAATTGTCTAATTCCGTCTTTGTACTGGAAGAAGGCTGTATAACGATAATCGCCGTTGCTGCTGGTGCCTAGAGTAAAACTCTGACTAGGTGGAGCTGCTCCGTTTCTGGCAATATCTACTCGAATCGTTGATTCTCCGCTGTCTCCTACTGCTCTGATAAAGTTATCGCTGTATCTTCGAGTGTCATCAACATTATAACCTATACCACTGTACACAACCCGTTGAATACCTTGCTGATCTTGATACAAATTGTAATCCCCCGTCTGACTATAATGATAATTAACCGAGGTTCCGATGGCTTTGCATAATACCCAGCAACCGCCATAGTTATCAAAATCGCAATAAGCATATTTTGCAGTCTGGCCTGGAGGTTGAATCCAATAATATCCTGTAGTTATCTGTGGATTATTTGCACGAAGTTCCCAGGCATTTTTGGCCGCAGTTGCTTCGGTTAATCCGTCTTTGGCTGGGGCGCCCCAACCTTTGTTGTAGGAATATATTTCAACTTTTTTGGTTGTAGAGTTAAATCGTATACGACCAGTCATTGCACTATTTGATTCTGGATTAACCGGAACCAAAGGTATAGTTGCATGGCGCAGTATGACAATGCCACTACCACCACGACGACCGCTAGCACTTTGTTGTCCACCGCCACCGTTGCCTGTATTTTGTTCAGCATTACTGTATGCTGGAGTGCCACCACTGGCCACTGATCCGTGTGTCAGTTGAGAATTTCCAGCCCCTGCACCGCCTGCTGCAAAAAATCTACTGTATCCTAATAGGTTGTATGAAAGTCCAGCACCAGCAGCACCACCAACATTGCCAGATCCAGCGCCGCCTGCACCGCCTGCACCACCACCACCACCTGACGATCCATATGTGGCTTGGCCGCCACCGCCCGCAAAACCAACACCATATCCGTATGTTGAATTCTGAGTAGATGTTCCACCTGTTCCACCGTATAAGTTGCCGCCGCCACCTGATCCGCCACTGGCTCCGTTTCCTTGAGCGTTACCGCCACCGCCACCACCACCTAATGCAATAGTGTTTAAGGCACCGCCAACTATAGAACTATTTCCACCGTTGCCGCCTCTATAGCCACTGTCTCCAATACCAAGACCCCATTTGCCGCCTGCACCCACTGTAATAGTGTAAGTTGTTCCTGCGGTAACTGCCAGTGCGGCATTGTAAACAAGACCGCCACCACCGCCACCACCGCCATGATAACCAGTATTGCCACCGCCACCTGATCCACCACCGCCACCTACTATCAGTGCTTCTACTGCGGTTACGCCTGTTGGGCAGGTCCATGTTGTTGTGTTGTCTGTAACATATAAATCTTTACAGTATAATGTTTGACCATTACCAGCAACAGCAGTTCCGCTGCCATCACTGCTGACCATTTCTAAAGTGATAACATCACCAGCTGCCCATGTTGCGGTGTTGACAAAATGTCTATACGCATGAACTGAACTGGCGTTTCCACCCATGTTTGGATCTAATGTAGTTCCAAAGTTTCCACTGGCCAATGTGGTTGAGCCGTTTTGTCTAATTCTATAGCCCCAATAATATGTACCACTGCTGATAAAGCCTGCAAAATGTACACTGTAAGTTCCTGTACTTGTGGCTCTGAAATTTTTCATTACCTTATAATTGCTGTCTGTAGCATCGTCTACAATGGCAACTTCGTCAAAATCATAATATCCAGCATTGGTAAAGGCCATGACCATTGGATCAGCATAACGAACCATAACAACTCCGCTGCCGCCATCACTGCCGCTATTACCGCCACCGTCCGCTCCGCCGCCGCCGCCGCCTGTATTAGCAGTACCTGCTGTATCGGCAGCGGCTCTAAATCCACCACCATTGCCAGCGCCACCGTAACCGCCCTGGCCGGCATTAGAGCCGCCAACAAAGGTGCCACCGCCACCGCCTGCTCCGTAATACACTGTGGTTCCTGATATAGCACAGGGGTAACCGTCGCCGCCACGACCACCTTTGCTTACTCGACTGTTAGCCCCACCAACGGTTCTACCGTCCCCGCCAGGCAGTCCTGCACCACCACCACCACCACCTACGTGATAGGATCCGTGGCCACCTTTATTACCTTGAAATTCATAGGCTATACCCGCTGTCCAAGGATAAGATCCTGATCCTACTCCGCGGCCGCCTACATTTATACGGGGAGTGTCGTCTGAGCCCTGTCCGCCTGCGCCACCACCACTGCCGCCATCATATCCAATTTGCAAACTGGCTGTACCGCCATCATGTCTATTACCGCCAGCGCCACCACCTTTGGCTATCAGCGTGTGAAATTGACTGTCTCCGCCTCGGCCTGCTCTTATAGTTGAATAACCAGTACTGCCCGCACCTAAGGCACCTACAACAACAGTATAAACTGTTCCCGGGGTTACTCCAAAATTGGGGTTGTATATAACGCCACCGCCGCCACCACCGCCAGCGTGGTTACCGCCTCCACCGCCACCACCGCCAACTACTAGTACTTCAATGCTAGTAACGCCAGCGGGGCAGGTCCATGTTGTTGAACCCGTTGATGTAAACTGTTGTAGTTTATAAACAGTTCTCCCCAGTTCACTGCCTGCGGGTAGGGATATTGCTCCAGTAGAATTTAACGTTGTATTTTTTAGAATTGCCATATTATCTCACCCAAATCCTGTGAATTGTGTTGGGGTCAGCGCTCGAGTCGTCAACTTCCCATCTAGTTCCGCTACCTCTAATTCCCCAGTGTGCTCTAGGATTGCCAAACGTTGAGTTACCGTAGATTGGAAATTCTGTCATTGCATTATCGCCTTGGTTACTGTAACCACTGCGATCAGCAAGAATGCCCCAAGGAATGCTGGCTGCGCCTGCGTATAAACCTGGTGCACCTGCTGGAGTTTTTTCACTGTAAGCCCCATAATTTTGTGTTGTGCCCTGGCGTGCCACTGTGTTTATATTCCAGTTGGTTTCTCTGTTGGCATAGTGTGGATTCATACTACCTGTGCCAGTTTTTATGTAGCTGACAATATTAGTATCTTCACCATAAAAATGTATCACTCGAGCGTGATTACTAGTTTTACCGTAGAACATATACTGTGTCCATGGGTGTTGTGCCGCCAACGCATTGCCAATGTGTCCCCAAGAACCGTAGGTATCTGTGCTGGCACTTTCGTCTGGTCCAAGATCGTATTCGTGATTCATTTGCGGGAAAGTGGTTGTTCTAACCAACAATGCCGAATTAACAGTAGCTTTGCGTACATAGTTTAGAATCATCATCCAGCCGCCGCCGTTCATGGCCATTTCACACCAAATAAGTTTTGGATCTGTACCGTTCCATCTAATCCAATAAGGACCACTGCGTGTGGTTCCGGTTATAGCTTTGATCATTGCTGCTGATACTGCCGCACGATCTGGGCTAGATCCGTCTGCTATTTGATCATAATTTGATCTATATGCACCGTTGATGTAGAATTCTGCTACACCTGT